GTCAGAATGGTGAAATAACTCACATGGGCTTGAAGAGAATTCGAACCATACGCCGACCGGTAAAACTTCCCGGTTTTGATGACATAGTCATCAATTCCGTTCCGGAAGTTATGTCTGAGAATGGTGATTGTGGTTCACTCATTATTGGTGATACCCCTAAGGGTTATGTCATACTTGGTATTCATGCTTTACGACACAATAAAGTTCATGAAATCATTGGTGTCCCCCTCACAAAGGATCGGTTCCATTTTGGTGATGAAATTGGTGTTTCTGCGCCTCTTTTATCATCTCAATCCAAGGAGCGAAATTTGTTACCTTTGCATCCCAAATCAGTATTTCGGTATATTGAGAAGGGATCCTGCAACATTTTTGGTTCCTTTGATGGCTTTCGGCCGACTCCCAAATCTATGGTTACCATTACGCCCATGTTACCACTACTTTCTCCCCATGGTTATAAAGTTAAATACTTTAAGCCCATTATGAAAGGGTGGAAACCTTGGCGTATTGCTGCTATGGATATGGTTGAGCCTGTGACTCATTTTCGAACGGATGTTTTGGAAAGCGTCAAATTTGAGTTTTGGGAGGATATTCGATCGCGGATTACTCCAGAACAAATTGACTCGATTCATGTTCTTGATGATTTTACTGCTCTGAATGGTGCATGTGGTGTTAAGTTCATTGATAAGATGAATACTAAAGCATCAGCAGGCAACCCATGGAAGAAGAGTAAGGAATATTTCCTTGAGCCCTTGGAACAACAACGTGGTTATCAGAATCCTCTTGCAGTAAATGAAGAAATTCAATCTCGCATGGATGACATGCTACGTAGGTATCTCGAAGGTGATAGGGTGTACCCAAACTTTTGTGCCCATCTTAAGGACGAACCAGTTTCACTTAAGAAAGCTACTATTGGTAAGACCCGTGTTTTCGCGGGTGCCCCTCTTGATTGGTCATTGCTTGTGAGGAAATATTTTCTCTCACACGTCAAGTTGATACAAGAGAACCGTTTCATTTTTGAAGCTGGTTGTGGTACTGTAGTTCAATCTCACCAATGGACCGAAATGCATGATTATTTGGTTAAACATGGGCCAGACAGAGTTGTCGCAGGTGACTATAAATCTTTTGATAAAAAGATGAGTCCCCTCTTCATTCGAGCTGCCTTTGATATCCTCATTGATCTTGCGGAGGAATCGGAATATATTTCACCTAGTGATTTGGTAGTCATGCGTGGAATAGCAATTGATACTGCTTACCCACTCATTGATTTTAATGGTGACTTAGTGGAATTTTTCGGCTCCAACCCTTCTGGTCACCCTCTTACTGTTATAATTAACAGTCTTGTGAACTCTTTATACATGAGATATGTTTATCGCATGTTAAATCCACAAGGGAAGGACATACCTTATCATCAATCCAGCCCTCGCTTCAAGGACTCAGTTTCCTTGATGACGTATGGTGATGATAATATCATGTCTGTAAGTGAAGAATGTTCATGGTTTAATCATGTTACTATTTCTGAAGCTTTCCATGATATGGGTATTGTTTATACCATGCCTGATAAGGAGTCTGAATCTGTACCTTATGTTTCTATTTACTCATCATCTTTTCTCAAAAGATCTTGGGTTTGGAATGATGAGGTGGGAGCTTATTTAGCTCCTCTTGATCATGATTCTATTGAGCGCCAACTTACTGTTTGGGTTACTTCAACTTCAATTTCGCAGTCGGAGCAAGCTCTTGAAGTCATTACTGGTGCCGGACGAGAATATTTCTTTTATGGGAGAGAAATATTTGAAGAAAAACAAATCCTATTGAAAGAAGTTGCTGTCCAATTAGGGCTAGAGGCTTATTTCAGATCTACCTCATTTTTGCCATTTGATTCTCTCAAAGCACTATTTTGGGAATCATCTGACGATTGTGAGGCTAAAGCGGCGTTTGAGGAAATGTCGAAACAAAACCAAAATTCCTCCATTAGTGACAGTTACTGCTCTCGTTTATCCATCAACGACGAGGGAGAATGGGTTACTGATGATTCTTACCTGGGCGTTCCCCAAAATCCCTGTTTAGGGAAGGATTGGTTGGATCCATCTGATGAAAGTGATTGTGCAGCATCTGAGTCGAGCTGCAACAATCGAGAATTATTGACTTAACAAAAAACATTTTCAAAATCCTAAAATTATTTTAGGTCTCAACCATGAGTTAAATGGTCTTCTTGATCTAGGAGAGTTAGATTACACTTTACAGTCTAGTGAAGTTGATATGGTTGCACCTAAAACTTCGCAGAAGGGCTTTGGCGAAAACAAGGAACAAACAGTTACTTTTACAGATAATAATCAGGGGACAATTGTTGATTTGGCTACCACAATACCGAGTTTATCTACTGACAATCCTGAAATTCTTCATCTTAATGAGTTTTTCTCACGACCAGTTAAGATTGATGGTTTTGCCGTACCTTTAAGTTCTTCGACTAGTCGCTCAATTTTTCCTTGGACCCTGTTTTTTAGCAATAATATCATACGGAGGAAACTTGATAATTACTACGGAATACGATGCAATTTGCACATAAAGATTGTTGTTAATTCAACACCTTTCGTTTATGGTGCTCTTCGTGCATCATACAGAGCACTTCCAATATTTGATACTGCCCCTATTGCTGCTGG